CCGAGCGACATCGCGTTGGCGGTGTGGGCCGCTGTCGTGGATGGATCGATCACGGCGCAAGAATCGATTCGCTTGATGAACTCGGTACTGGGCGGTCGCGTGTCGGGTGCGGGCACTGGAACCGAGCGTTTCCGCGATATCGCAAACACCAAAGACCGCGTTGTCTCGACTGTCGATTCGAGCGGTAACCGTACAAATGTCACCACAGACCTCACCTAACCATGGCTCATTTTGGCGCTCGGCACTTCGGTATCTTCACCGTAACTGGCGGTGCAGGGGACTTTTTGCCCTACCCGCAGCAAGATGCCATGACCCAAGCACTGGAGCTTCCCTTGCCTGACACATTGACCAAGATCGTAGGAATCCATCAATCGGACATTATTGTACGCTCGGCGCTTGTCGCGGCGTTTGCAGATCTGCGTGCGAATCCATGGCTTTTGGATTACGTCTTCGCCAGCTTGCCGCAGGATACATTGACTTGGAAGGAATACGGAGAGAATTCAGTCCAGCAGGCAAAGCAATGGTTTCTGAGGACGAATATTCCCGTGAAGATTGTCCCGGTACTGAACGAACTGTCAGTCCCTTCGGTCACCATTTCGTTGGTCTCGTCTTCTGAAGTGACCCAAGAAGCCACGATCGGAGACGTTCATTCTGAGGCTTATGAGCAGACTTCCACACCTTGGCCAGCCCTGACGTCGATCTTTACTCCTACGACTTACAATCAGTCGACCGGGATCATGGCTATCCCCACGCTACCTGAAGACATTTACGCCGCCCCGGGCATGTACCTCGTAGATAAAACCGGGCGACTTCACGAAATTCTTGAAGTCATTGACTCGACCACACTGAAGATCCAGCCGGGGACCGCCGCTGATTTTAGCGAGACGGTCCTGAAGTCGAGTCGTCCGGGCTATGTCACTTCGATTGAATCATCAAGCTTCCGTGAAAGCTATCGTATCGGCGTACATGTCGGCGGTGAACCAGCCCAGCTTGTGTGGCTCCACTCGATCGTGCAGTTTATCTTGATGCGCTACAAAGAGGCCCTCCTTGAAGCTCGCGGCTTTGAGCGCTCGACGCATACATCGAGCGACTTCCAACGCGATGCACAGTTCGAAACCGAGCTTGTGTTTTCGCGATACATCGAATTGACCGGATATGTCCGTCAATACTGGCCCAAAGCCGTCGCTTCACCGATCGACGCCGTGGTCATGGACCCTATCCGGGTCAGCGGCGAAAACGCCAGTGTTCGGGTTGCAGATGCTGGCGTGGATCCAGACGAAGCTTTGTGGGTCGGCGATCTCGACACAATAAACCCGGCACGGCGCAAGTGAACCAGTAATCTCTAAGCCATGGCAATTCCTAGTCACCTACGCAGCCATCCAATCTTCAGCGGCTCTGCCTTTGGACTCATGTCCGGAGAGAGCCCGAGATTTCCTGCGTCTCAGAAGCCGACTCACGAAAACCTCGTGAACGTCCTGAGGAATCAAGGGATTGCGTTCGAAGAGACCCACGGCCGCTATGACGATCCCGAGCGTTCGGTCATCATTCACTCGCCTACCCGCGAAATGATGCAACACCTTGGCAAGCACTTTGGACAAGAGTCCGTCGTTTATTCAAATGGCGGCAAGCACGAATTGCTTTACACCAACGGCGAGCACGAAGGCAAATCGCGACTAACCAAGCCGGGCTCTGAACCGATTAGCTGGTTCCACGAAGCGCCGGAAAACTATTACACCCATTTGCCCAACCACGGGTATTTTGGCATCAACTTCGACTTCGATCAAGACCCACAGCACCACGGTCCGACACAAGTCGCGCCCGCTGCTCCAGCGCCGATGGCAAAGGCTAACCCGCCTTCTGATATTTTGCAGGTCCTTCAAGACGAACTCGGGCTTCAGGGCTGGAATAACGCCCAGATTCCTCAGGGTACGGGCATGAGTGCGCTTGACTCGGAACGGTCTAAGCTCGCCGGTCACAAAGACCCGGATTGGCGCACTGCGATCGCACAGCGAACCGATCAGCACGCGGGTCGGCTTGAGGCTGACGCACAAGCGCAAAACCAGACTTTCGGCGAAGACCTTGGTTCGGTTGCCGAAAATCAAGTCATGCACGACATCGCTCTTGCCGACAAGAGCCGAGACCCGAGCGACCCGAATTACGCAGGCAATGCTTACTGCTTCAGCGCCTGGTTGAAGGTCGTGAGCAGCAACGTGCGCGACTCTCGCAATCCGTCGATCGCGGCGGACATGCACTACAACAATCTTCCCGGCGTTCAAGACGCCGACAACTTCGGCAAAGACCTGACGGGCGCATCGGCGACCCCGACCGAAGCTGCCACGAGCGTCGCGGGCAACATGCCTACCGGCAACGAGATGCGTGCTGCGTGGAAATCCCACCCGCATTCCTACGATTGGCACGATGGGCACTCTGACCATCACCAGACTGCACCCAACCTTCAGGCCATCCAGAAGTCCTTCGGGCTCTACAAAGCAGATTTGCCCAAGAACGACCAAGTCGCTGGTGTCGGTGCTTCGACTTACGCCAAGTTCGCTGGGCCGTACGGTGAAGTCCGTGGTTCGGCTCAGCCGAGCGATTTGACCCACTACAACTACCACGGAAAACTGCCTCAGATCGAAGCGCTCGTCAAGCAGCACGGGTTCAAGACCTACTTTGCTGGTGGCAAGTATGGCAAGCCCGACTTGCAGGCCAAAAACTGCAACACCGGCCATTTGATGATTTACGACCCGACTCCTCAATCGGGCGGGGACTTCGGCGATCACCAATACACCAACGCGTGGCGCCAGATCCACGAGCTTTCTCATGCCCTCGTTTACCCCGAACTGAACTCGATCTATGGCGAAGGTCGCCGAATCGGCAAGCTCGGCACTCACCGTACGCCCAACGAAGCCATGCGTGCTGTGCATTGGGAATGGCTGGCAGCCCACAAGCAGCGCGAACTCAGTGCGAAGATCGGCGTACATGTACCCGATGATGTTTTCCACAAGGAACTGAACACGGTCATGCACGATGCCGTTCACCGTGCTGTGACTGGACAGTTTACCGAGCCCGCAGGCGAAGGTTTCGTACCGCACAGCCACAAAGTCCCGCTACACATTGCGCTCGACACCGTTCGCAATGAAGCTCAGGCAATGGGTATCCAGCACCCCCACGGGCTCGCAAAGCGCCCGATGATGAAGGCTTGGCCGAAGGGTGCAACCGAGACTCAAGACTCACCTGAGAACCAAGCGAACGCAGCTGCCCACAAAGCTATCGTTGAGCGTGCTGAAGTATTTGGAGACAAGCAAGAAGAACAAGGCTTGCCACGTACCGGCGTCCATCCGAACTCGCTCTTCGGCATTCGCAACCGAGCCAAGATCGGTACCGATCCGGACACCATTTATCGCATTTCTACCGCACGTCATGTGAATGACATCGTCAGGATCAACGAAGATCCGTACCCCGAACCGCGCGGCACGGGTAGCAGTCCAGTAATGCCTGCACGTGCGACCATTGATGCTGGTGGTTACGATGACGCCCCGTTTGCAAGTCAAAAAGATACTGCGGCAGGAATGCTTTCGCACAGCTACGACCGCGACTATTGGGCCTCCATCGGTCGGGCCGCTGGTATTCAGAAGTCTGATCCGCTCGCTCCTCAGCCGCAACTGCACTCCAGCGCTGAGTCGTTCATGGCTGCCCTGAAGGGCATTCCCAAGGGCTCGTCTGAGCGCGGCAAGTTCATTACTCAACACATGTCGCACGCGCCGTTCATTTCGGCACTGCAAGCTCATCCTCAGGGCAAACAAATCCATCAAATGCTGATGGGTTTCCTGAACTCAACCGCTAACGCTGGACCGAAAGCGCCGATGAAAGTCGTCGCCAAGAACGAGATAATCTTGTCGAAGCAAGGGAACACCATGTCCGAAAAGACCTACACACCTCAAGAGGCAGTTGAAATCCTGAAGAAGGTCGCTGCCGACAAGATCAAGGCCATGGAGTCTCAACTCCAAGATCTACGTAAGCGTGAGCAGCTTTCGAAGGGCTTGGTACCGCCCCACAAGCACAACACAGGTTCGCCTGCGTCTGCTGGCATGGAAGACGTTCCGCCCTCGAAGCTGAATCCGCCCGGCAAGGCTGACAAGCTCGTCGGCGGCACCGCGACTCAAAAGGGTGAAGAGTCTTCGGCTCACCCGCCTGAAGAGACTTCTGGTGAGATCAGCGCCGATGACATGGCCAAGGCGCTTTTGTGCAAGAAGTGTGGCAAGTCGCACGACCTTGAAAAGGGTTGCGATGGCATGGGCAAGGCTGAATTGGTCGACGCCAAGGGCAACACCAAGTCGAACTCGGAAGAATCCGCCGCAACGATGCCTGACGATGAATCCAAGCACGTGAACAAGCCCACCAAGTCGAAGCCGGGCTCGGGCGGTGTAATCACCAAGGGCAAGTCTCTGGGCAAGTCGCTCGGTGAAATTCGGTCGCTTGCTAAGGGAAGTGGATCGTACAAGCGCAGCCCTCGAAACCCCGAAGGGTCGACCCGTGAGCCGTTTGGTCACTCTTATCGTGAACCCAAACCCTGCGCAGATTGCGGTGAGCCCGTTGAAGACATGAAGGGCATGGAACGCGGAGGCAAAAAGCGTTGCGGCAAGTGCGACATTGCTTACATGGATAAACTTGACGGTGTCAAAAAATCCGCCGCTCCTCCGACTGCCAAGCCACCTTCTGGTACCAACATGGCCACTAAGGTTCCGACCAGTGCCCCCAAGGCTCCTGCAATGGGCAAGGAAGAACTGGCTGTCAAGGCTGTCGACAAAATTGTCGTGCCGAAGTCCCAGAAGCCCAAGGTTCCAAGTGCCGAGCGCGATCACACGGTCCAAGTCAGCAAGGACAAGACTGTATACGAAAAGAAGCCTGAGCTTGAAAAAGGCGTGATGTCTGACATCGCGGCCAAGAACAACGCAGGCGCACCGGCCCCCAAGGACCCCGGAGCGAACGTCAAGCTTCCGTCCCCCGCACAGCAAGAAGGTCGTGCAAATATGTTCGGCGCGGCAATGGCCGGTGAATACCAGCCGCCTGCTGCAAAGCCAGCCAAAATGGCCACGGCGCCCTCACCTGCAAAGCCGGTCAGCGGCCTCGCTTCGCCTAAAGCTGCCGGTATCACCCCAAAGCCTGCCATTTCGGCTGGCCCTGTCATGAATGCTGCCCGCCCTTCCAAGCCCGGTATTTTCGGTCGCTTGCTCGGGAAGAAGTAATCTCGATTCCCGTAGGAGATCCAAATGGCCAAGAGCCTCGTAACTGACTCAGGAACACTGTACCGTCCCGGTGCATACAGCGACTACAAGGTCAAGTCGAGCCCGTCTGGACTCGCTACGACTGGCGTATTGATGCTCGTCGGCGAAGCCGACGCGGGTCCTGTGTACTCTTTGGAGTCCGACCTCGAAACCAACGCGTACGGCCCCGATCAGCTTGCTGACGTGGAAGCCAAGTACGGTTCCGGTCCGCTCGTCGACGCTTTCCGTGCAGCTTGCGCACCTGCTGACGATCCGGACATCACCGGCTCGTTCGCGTCCGCAATTCTTGTCAAGACGAACTCGTCCGCAAAGGCGAGCGGTGCTCTGCCTGCCATCGGCGGCGGTACCTACGCGACCCTGCTTGACCGTTCGTACGGCAAGTCTGGCAACGGAATCGCTTTCCGCTCGCGGAGTGCTGTTGCTGAAGCTGTTCCGACGACTGGCGCTTTCACATACATCCCCGCCGTTGGCGCTGTGGATTACCGCATCCGCTCGAACGGTGGTGCTGGCGTTGGTACAAGCATCAGCGCGAACACGACCCCGACCGCGCTCGTGACTCTGCTTGACGCTCTGGCCGGTGTTGTTGTTACCGGTGGCGCTTCGCGCAGTTTGCTCACTGCCGCTGGCGGTCGTACTCTTTCAATCGACGCGTTCCCGGTTTCGACCACGGCGAACACGGTTCTGATCACTTGCTCGGGAAACTGGGATAACACCCCGGTCATCGGCGACACACTCGTTCTCCCCTCGACCGCTCCTGCGCTTCTGCGTGACCCCGCGTCGGGTGCAACTGACGAAAACGTCGGTGCGTACGTCATCACTGGCGCGACTGCGACAACCATTACCGCTGTCAAGCTTTCGGACGCTGGTCGTACTGGCGCTGTAGCCGGTACCATCACTGCTCCTGCTGACACTGCCGCTCCTGTGGCAATTGCTGCCGCGACCGACCTCGTTGCATACGCTCCTGTCGTCATCACTCAGGACGCTGCTGCGGTTGTTTCGGGTTACGGCAAGTCGCTCGAAATTGCTGAACTGACCACCGCGGCGGACCTGCTTTCGCGTACCGCGTACGTTCTTGGTACCACGACTCCTGTAACTTGGATTAGCACGGCTGCGGTTCCGACGGTCCTTGGCTCGGTGGCCGAATATCAGGTCCAGCTTGACGTGAACCGCACTTCGACGCTGTCGTCCGAGTCCTTCACTGCCGGTGGCGACATCGCTCTGAAGATCGGCTACGCCGGTACGACCGCTGTCATGACCCTGACCGACACGGCTCTCACCACAACCGTCACTGGCGGCTCGGGTGCGAACTTGTCGCTGACTCTGGCTGACTACGCCTCGATTCAGGCAATGGTAGACTACATCGCCAGCCAGCCGGGCTACACCGCTACCGTTGGCACCGCTTCGCTCGGCCAGCTTCCTCTTGCGGCACTTGACAACGTGACCGCCGTCGGAATCTGCGGCCAGCATGCCTCGACTCCGGGCCGCATCAAGGTTGACGCCTACTCGTTCTTCGATGTCGTCAACGGTGGATCGGCACTCGTGCAGGTCAACAACCCCGCCGCTCAGGCTGCTTCGGGATTGCCTGATGTCATGGCCATCCAGC